TAACTAATATTCAATTGACTCAGACGTCAATGATAAACTCCGCAGTTCAGACTCCTGACGGCACCAATGCTACTCTGTTCAAGAACCCCACACAGAACCCGAGCATGGGAACTGCCGCGTACTGGAAAAGTCAGGTGTCGAACAGAATTTCTATCCGCATCGGTAACTATCTGTTTTTTGATAACGTGATTATCACGCATGTATCCCAGGAGTTTATGTCAAACTTCGACGCGGTTACAGGATTACCGCACCATGTTAGGGTACAGCTAACGTTTGAGCCCATGTTTATGGTTACTCAACAGGACTTGGATAACATTTATCTGAACCCCGGCCAAAATTCGACCCCAGGTGATAACAACTTTGGTTTCACTCTTCCAGATGCCAGTGGCCTGTTTAGCACTTCGTCACTAAGCGAAGGTGAGTCCTTCGACTAATTGGAGATCACAATGAGCGTTGCAGGATACGTAGGAGATTTTTCATATTCGAAGTACACGCCCTTGGATAACACGGGTGCTGGGTACAATAGTTTCAAATCTGGGTACAAGAACATCCGATTCAACATACAGCAACAACAGCAAGTTCAACTGGACGATAGTACTGCATACAATCTACCCGGCCTAGCCTATCAGCTGTATGGGGATACCTCGCTCTGGTATGCACTTATGCTCTACAACGGACTATCTGATCCTTTGACCGATATTCAACCGGGTATAGTTCTTCTTGTGCCAGCCAAATCCGACATCTTGGCTTATGTGTCCAAGCAAACTACTACAGGGCAGAAAGTACTAACCATCTGAGGACTTATGGCTTATATCCTTCAGAATAACCTAGAAGTTTCAATTCTCTTTAGCGGTGCAGAGTACCCCCTAGAGAATATGAATCAGTTGCAGTTCTTGCACGTTGGAATGCTGACCCGGACCAACGTCCCTACTTGTCATTTTGGCCTTCAAGATGTTACTCACTTCTTTGATGTTGTGAATTTGGAGGACGGAATTCCAATTACGATATCGATCCGGGCCTTGAATGGTGACACTCAGACTTATCAGTTCCGAAAGTTCAATCACAAGAAAACATTCAATGGACAATGTTTTGAGTACGAGATTGACGGCTATTTGAATGTGCCCCTGTACTGGGCACAGACATCAATGGCAGGCATTCAGGGAACTTCTAACGATGCACTGTCTCAAATAGCTAGCAACTGTGGACTGCAATACGATGGAACCACTACAGCAGATTCGCAACTATGGTTACCCCGAAATCGCACCTACTGTGAGTTCGTCAAGGACATCGTGACTCATGGGTACGCGAACTCTAGTTCGTATATGGTTAGTGGAGTAGATTTGTCTGGCACTTTATTGTACAAAGACGTGATGAATCTGCCAACATCTAGGGGAACTATAGTACTAGGGCAAGTCCAGGCCGGCTCTTATGTAGCAATGGACTATAAGCCCTTAGCTGTGTCGGGGCTTACGAACAAGATGCAAGGGTACCAGAATACTCGATATGATCAATCGATGGTTTCAACTACCCTTAGCACTGCGTATAACCAACTACAACTTACCCCAGATGTTAGTGCACCGTTCTATAACCAGCAAATAGCAAACGTTATAACGACAGGATACAGAGCATTCGGTGGTATAGATGTGGGCAATGTGCATGAGCAATACGAGTTGGCCTACTATCAGAATCAACGTTATGCTGCGATGTTTTCTTTGGCCGTCGAGTTTCAGTTGTTGACCCCTACGATTTATACCTTGTTTGATCGGTTCACTTTCTCAGTAGACACCGACGCGCAGAAGGCAGATGTGCCTTATGCAGGTGAATACACGGTGGCCGGCAAGGCTCTATACATACAAGGGCCCTTCTTTGCGGAGAAAATTTTAGGGTTAAGAATGGGTACTAATTTAGGACAGTGAGAACCGGAAATGACATTTCAGGCCATAAACGACTTTGCAGATGCAGTACATCAATACGGTTCTAGCTACTATGTTGGGACCGTGACTAATAACCAAGACCCTTTACTGTTGGATCGAGTGCAGGCCCGAGTTCCAGGTCTTTACGACCCAGATCAAGGGCCCGTACCTTGGATTGCTCCTCTAAAAGATTCACCTTTCGGATTCGGTACTGGATCCAAGGGCGCCTACGGTACTTATGGTTGTCCGCCTGAAGGTGCAGTGATAATAGTTGAACTACAGCAGGGCGACATTCATAAGCCCATGTACCGTAATCTGTACACAAGGCCGAATGTCAACACTGCGTTTCCTCCTAATGTATGGGGATTCACTGATCCCGATGGTAATACTGTTATGTATGACACTACTGCGCATACGTACAGATTCGTTACCGCTGGGGGTGCAGTTATTACCATAGATGCTAATGGAAAGCGCATTACGGCGGTCAACGGCGATATTGAGAACTGTAATGGTGCGTGGCAGATAAATGTTACGGGAAATGCTGGCATACAGGCTAGTGGTGCTATAAATTTCCAAGCTGGCGGAACTGCTACTTACACTGCAGCTTCGCACCAATTCAATGGCCCCATACAAACCAGTTCTACCATTTCTGCTGCGGGTGACATAACAGACGATACGGCCAGTGGTAATGGACAAACCATGGCGGACATGCGTACCATATATAACGAGCACGTACACACCTACTTTAATGACTCAGGTGAGCAGGATACTTCTGTTCCAATTCCTCAAGTGCCCTAAAAGAGATCAGCTATGGCTACAATAACGAACTGGCAAACAGATCTTACAGATGCGGTGTGGATTGATGCAAACTCTCAGTTCACGGTCAACAATCTACCTGATCGTATTCCAGATGGGTTGGCTATAAGTAACTCGCTGTACAACATCTTGAACTGTGCTATCGGAGCCAGAGGTAGAATATTTCAACCGGAGTACGGGTCATTGTGGTACCAGTTCCTACAAGAGCCTGTTGATCAGATTACGGCTAATAAAATGAATATCTCGACCATTCAGGCACTTCAGCGGTGGGAACCTCGAATCACAGTAGACAATTCGAATTCATTCGTCAGAGCCAATTACTCTTTACCAGGGTACGACGTACGAATTGCTTTCTGGGTGAACTTGACATCTAAGAAAGCTCAAGTCAATTTTCAATTACAGCCCTAAGACATAACCAAAACATTACAGACCTCTAATTTGATTTATTCCTAACTATAAAGGGGTCTGCATGAAGTACGAAGATAGGCTACAGAAGATTCTTGCAAAGTGGGAATCGAATATCAAATATTCAAAATATCCACGCTTTGAGAGAAAAGTACTGCAACACACCAAGAAGATGCAATTGAAGGCCGCCAATCGAAACGAACGTCTTTCACTCGACTCCACTTTCTATGTATATGTGTTGATGGATCCTCGTAAAGAAGGACCTTATGAATATGTAGTTGAAGATAAAAAACTCCTCTTGCCTTTCGAGCCTTTTTATGTGGGAAAAGGAAAAGGAAAGCGGCTAAGAGATCACAACGCGGAAGCGCGTAGAAATCCAAGGCCCCAGAAGGGTGAGCATAAACAAAACTTGATTCGAAAATTACATCGTTTGGATTTGGAGCCTCTGGCGAAAAAGGTTTCAACATCTTGTATGGAAAGTGTGGCCTTCGTCAAAGAGACCTTACTTATAAAAGTTATCGGTCGCATGGATCTAAAGAAGGGTCCACTGACAAATAAAACGAACGGAGGAGATGGACTATCCACGGGATCTCATTCTGAGGAAACTCGTCAAAAGATGAGAATGTCCCACCTAGGAAAAAAACAATCAGAGGAGACTATAGCAAAACGCGCAGCCTCTCAAAGAGGTAAAAAGAAATCTCCACATACTGAAGAAACTAAGGCTCGAATCAGTCAAAGTCGTAAGGGTAAAGGTCGTCAACCAAAATCGGCAGCGCATATAGCTAAAGTAGCTGCGGCCAATAGAGGTAAAGTACGATCGGAAGTCGTTAGACTAAAAATCAGTGAGAGTCGCAAAGGCAAGGGAACTGGCAAGCGAAAACCTCTATCTGAAGAGCACAAAGCTAAGATGAGCGCGACTAAACGCGGAAAAAAGTTGTCTGAGGCGCATAAGCAAAAATTGAGAGAGGCCCAGAAGGCCCGGCGGGCGTGGAAAGCCTCTCAAGGAATAGTGCGGAAAACGACGGAGAAGTCTCGCGCTAAAATGCGCACTTCAGCACTAAATCGTCGATTAAAAGAACTAAGGGTTTAATTATGGCTTCTACAATTTTTGAGTTGTCGGATATTACGCAAGATTTCGACTCCTTTGTTACTCAGATGCAGGCTCGCCTTCAAACAGAACCAGCATGGATTGGAAATCTGACCACACAGACTAGCCAAACGTTGGTGGAGCTGATAAGCACCGTAGGTACGTTTGCTCAAGGTCGGATTACCCGTGCATACGAAGATGCATATGCTGAAACTGCTCAGTCTGATTCAGCAGTTTTGAGCATCGCACAGATGCAAGGTCTTAGGCTGACCCGGTACTTGCCTGCTCAGATGGCCGTGACTTTGAATTCGACTGTTACGCTGTCCTTACCGCCCTTAACGCAGTTTCAATGTGCAGGTTCCTACTTCTTCAATCCCCAACAGTTGACTATTACTGCAGGTACACCACTAAATACCACTCTTTATGAAGGACAGGTGTACTTCTATGCGTTGAACGGTCTGGGGACAGAACGACAGTTGTGGGTGTCACAACAAGATGGCTTTGTCATATCAGATCAAGATGTATGGGTCCAAATCAACGGACAGTTCATACCAAAGTCCTTCGGCAATCTTTGGAACTACGATGGAAAACCTGCCTTCGCAGATTGGACACTAAGTGACGGCCGCCTAGTAATTCAGTTCGGTAACTTAGGTGGTATAAACGGACAGTTCGGGACCATACCCCAGGTCAATGATCAGGTCATTGTCTCCTACCCCGTAACCAAGGGCGCATCTGGAAACAACTTAGTTACTTCGGGCAAGGCCCTAACAGTCTCAGGATCGCCAACCATTACTGGTATCTCCACTGCTAACCCTGAAGGTGGGGCTAATCAAAAACAGATCGTAGTTTACAAAAACGTAGCTAGTGGAGCATTTGGAACATATTCGTCCGCTGTTACCAAATCGCAGTACCAGGCCATCATCTCCACTTATCCTGGAGTCATCGATGCAGTAACACAGGCACAACGAGAGATCGACCCCGGAGATTTGAGGTGGATGAACGTGGTGCGGGTCAGCGCTCTGACGACTAGTCCTTGGACACAAGCACAGATTCAAGCCTTTTTGGACTATGTTCAAAAGGTGACGATGTATGCGGTGTACTTTTTGTGGCAAGATCCTGTTCCTATCCCCAGAGAAGTAAGTTGTGATATATACATCTACAACTCTGCTATCCCTTCACAAGTGCAGGCAAATTCTACTACAGCGATAACCAATCTATTTGCCCCTCGTCCGGGATTGTTGATGACAAACTTCTACATCTCAGATTTGATAGAGGTTATAGCTAACGCCAACCCAGGTCTAGTGTCGTACGTGAATGTGAATGCACCAACTGGACCTATGATTGTTACGAGTCCAGAATCTCCACCTATAACATTCACAATAAACCCTACAGGTGGTACTTTAGGTCCTTTGGTCTATGCTTATTCGATCTCGACCACTATATTGAACCCTGTTACTGGGCTGACAGAAACTGGGTTCCCTAGTTCCTGGGTATTTCCTCAGATAGAGACAGGATCGACTAATGAGATTGTGCTGACTTGGCCCTCAGTGTATCAAGCTCAGTCATATCATATATGGGGACGTACTGCCAGTGGTACTTTAGGCTTACTGGCCACCGTGTCTGCTCCTACAGTGACCTTTACGGATACCGGCTCTATTACTCCTGTTCCACCCTTGCCTGATAGTAGCAATTTCCCCATACGGTACAATGAACTAAACAGTTTGACCTTGAATGTGTTCTATTCCGAACGTCAGCAAATCCCCTTCGGCCAAGATCCTCAAAGACTGCTCGGAGGTGCTTGATGCTCTTCACCTATTCTCTTGACGTACCTTCGCTAGATCCGAAGGTGAATAAACGACTTGGGTATCGTACACCTCGTACGGTCTTACTTCCTCCATACCTCAGCAACAATGATTATTATGTAGAGTACGCAGAATCGACAGACGCAGTGTTTGGACCCTTAGTGGACGAAAAGACGGAGATCATAAACTCGTTGCGCAATGTTTGGCCTACTGATCCAGACATGGAGACCAATTATGTTTATGCGCAACCTTCGGGATATGTAGATGGCAATATTCCGATCTTGCCAATGATTCCTTTCTCAGAGTGGCCGCAGTTTGAGCGCCCCATAGCGGTCAAGCAAGTTAACGCTTTGGGCATGAAGTTGCAATCCGCAGGGCTCATAACAGACGATCAGTATCAAGTAATTTCACGGTGGGTGGGACAATACTGGTTCGGCAAAGGCACGCAGTCGTTTATAGATTTTATCAACTACTGTTTGTCTTCCAGCTTGACTGTACAGCGCTTGTGGACTCAGGACTATGTGAATTTTGTACCGGATGGAGATGCCTCTATAGGAACTCCTATATGGCAAGGTGGTACTTGGTATCCTACCTCTCACGTCAACATAACTGCTGCAGGTGGTTTACAGAATATAGATCCGGCCTCTCTGATTACTTTCTTTTACGAGATAGCCAACTACAATCTAGTGCTGCAAAGTTTAGTCCTGTCCTACGATATGTGGATCACCGATGATCCCACTTTTGCACGAACTGATGCAGAAATTGTAGCTATAGGATTGTGGGCCGATAACGCGCTAGTTATTTCCAACTTTGCACAGTACGGGGCTGATCCACCACCTGCCTACAATACTGCACCGGAGATCACGACTACTGCGTATTGGACACCTTCTGGAATGACCGGAGCTTATTTGTTGGCGGCCCCTACATCTTGGTTTTTGCAAGATGGTAAGAAGTTTCCTATGTATAGCACGTCGGACATGGGTGTAAAGACTGGATCAGAACTACCCACCACTTTAGTAGGTGGACCTTCTACTAATGGACTAGCGGGCGGTTATGCTCTTGTATATGGTCCTAACAATTGGCAACCTATACCAGGAAGTTCTCGTTCTGGCGCACGTATGCCATCCTATTCTGCGGTACCCACTTTGAAGAACCTGAGCTTGCAAGAGATACCCACTACTATAGTAGGCCATGCTCGTGCGAATCTATTGACCAATCCTGATGGGTGGGAAGATGTTAATGGAAATGGCCAACTTGTACCCTTCTGGAATAAATAAAGGTAAGTGACATGACACAAAGAACACCTGTATTTTATGATAGCACTCAGAGCGTGCATAGGCCGATGGATTCAGGAGACACTATACCAATAAGTGCAGTGACTATTAGTGCGCAGCCCGGGAACACTGTTTCTGCCCTTTCAGATGGTCTGTACAGTGGGGACTACAATGGATTGATCTTGTACGTCAACTCCAGTACAGGTTCAGATTCCAATCCAGGTACGAAGGCTCAGCCGTTTTTGACCGTGAACGGGGCGTTGACTCATTTGAGTTCCTTGTTTCCTAGTAGTCAATACCGAGGTCAGGCCATAGTAGCCTTACACGCGGGATTGAACTACACCTGGCCCGCCAGTTTTGATTTCACTATATACGGGGGTTCGCTGACCTTGACCTTCTACGGAGATCCTAATTATGGTGATTTCAATTCTCCACTAGTGGCAAGTACAACTTTGCCTGCAGTCATGAGCAACTTGCAGCGCCCCGTAATTCAACCCCAGGCTACGATAGTTAACAGCCAAGCTAAACTAGGGGGCATCAACAGAGTAGCGGGATCTATAACTATTTCAGGGGTGACTGTATCGCTTCCTGCAGCTTCTAGCCCTCCTGGTATAACCAACTACGGCGGCTATATAGATTTCATTCGAAGCATAAGTGGACCGTCTTCGGGCACAGTATCTATCATAGGCACTGTGGTGAACATGACGGATAACACAGCCTTCTGGGGATTTCTAGCAGCTCAAGCTGGTTCTACTACGTACTTTAGACAGTTTGCTTCACAGTTCCAGGTTAATGGTATTTTATTGAGTTCAACCACTAGTCCTACTTCTGCTCAATTGGCTGCTCGACAGTACTTCATCAAGTTTTTTCAGGACTACGCAGGCAACAATCAAACTCAACTGTTCTTGTCTTCTACCTCAGCTAACTCTTCTTCAGGTTCGGGAATCATATTTAGTACGTGGGCAGATACTGAAGCTCTAGTGGTAACTGGTTCCGTCACCAACTTGGCGTCCTTCCCCTTCAGCTTTGATTCTGGGTACGGTCTAATGTACTATATCTACAACTTGAATACAGCAAGTGCAGGTCGATACCTGAATTTTATCAATTCTAGAATAATGTAAGTTCTACCCTAAGAGGTCAAGATGTCTAATGTTACTCCATTATTTTTAATAACGAATGCGGGGTTGGCTGCGGCTAGTGTAGCAACTCCGACAGGACCTTATATACATATAGTAGGTTTCAAGATTGGATCTGCGTATGGGTACACCCCTACCACCAATCAAACAAGTTTGCAGGGGTCTGTACTTTATTCAGCAGCTCCTACTACGTACCAGTTTATAGGTAACAACACCTTAGACATTATCAATCAGATACCTCCCGAAGCTGGGCCGTGGCAGTTCGGAGAAGTGGGACTTTATTTGGCCGACTCTAGTGGGGGCTTCAGTGATAGTTCTGTACTATTCGCTATAGCTGTATTCGAAACGCCGCAGACTAAATTTAGTTCTTTGGGTACCAACGTCGTTTCCTCTTATACATTGAACTGTCTGTTGAAGCTGCAGCAGTCGACTGCAGTGTTCCAGATAAATACTACCACTGGTACGCCGTCCGTAGTTGATATCTACCAGTGGTCTGACGTATATCCACCTAACTTGTCTGCCAATCCCGACGTTCCGATCTACAATGTACGTGAACTGGATCAGTACGGGGATTCTACCATCCTATCAAATGCAAGTGATTCATACTGGACAGTTGGTACTACATATCAACTGGTGCGTAACGTAGCTGTAGTAGCCAACTCTTCAACAACTTGGGTGGAGTTTGCTTCTAACATATTCCACACAAATGATCTGGGGGCTGTAAATCGACAATGGTTGTTAGAGACTCATGACGGATTCTTCCGTTCTGTGTCCTCTATCGTGCAATCAGGTTCCAACTATAGGTGTAACCTTAATTGCAGCAACGACGGAACCTACAACAATAGTCCTTTGCCTACGGTTCCTACCGTAGGCAGTCATTGTAGGCTATACAGTAGTACCCAAAATGGCAACATTGTACACTATGATCAGATTGTAGATATTCCACCCATTAATACTAGGACTGCTGATTTTTCTACATCTGGTACACTGACGGTGCCTTTAGGTGTAACTGTTATGTCCTTATCTGGATGCGCAGGAGGGGGCGGCGGAGGATCAGGAGGTCCAGGTTCAATATCTGGTACTCCGTCGTGGGCGGGCGGCGGCGGTGGAGGGGGAGCAGGTCAGTACATAATAAAAGCTTTTTTCCCCGTAACTCCAGGTGGTATTATAAATATAAATATAGGTGCAGGTGGAACAGGGGGCCCAGCCAGTGGGAGCATACCCGGTAATAATGGAGCTTCAGGCGGTAATACCGTTATAAGTGGTGCAGGATTCAATAATGGGGTGCCACTTACTCTACTGGGTGGCTCGGGTGGTGGAGGTGGTGCGCCTGGATATTCTGGATTTGGTACTCCAGCAGGCGGTTCGGGCGGTCCGGGGTTCCCAAATGGTAGTCACGGAGAAGACGGATCAGATGGGACTTCTAGTGGTGGAGGGGGTCCTGGTGCTAGTTCACCCTACGGTGGAGGTGGAGGAGCTGGACGAGGTGCTACCAGTGGGGGTATCCCAGGTTCTAATGCCGTATTTTATGGCGGTGGAGGTGGCGGTGGAGGCGGTATATACGTGGCTGGCACGGGCAATGGTGGCTCAGGAGGCAATGGAGCCCAAGGCGTAATGTACTTCGAGTGGTAAAACAAAAGCCCTACAGATTATTCTGTAGGGCTTTTTCACGTTCATGTTCTACATCGTAAACGCCAGTAACACATTTGCCACGTCTGTTGCACTGGGATTGGTTATTGACATTGACGTGAATGAATCATCTATTATTAACAACTGATTGACACTAAGGACAAAACTTATCGTGCCCCTGAACAACGTAACTTGCACTGGAGTATCAGTACCTACTAGTAGGGAGGTTGGAGATTGAAGTGGTGAATACGAACCCGTTGGAGCTATCTGCAGAGATTGTATGGATAGTTCTGAAGATGGATAGTACCCGTTGACCTGACCTCGGTGCTTTATCAGGTGGTTGATTCCTTCTTGTATGTCGACTTTGAATTTTAAGCTCAGAGGCCCGTCATTGGGGACGTTTATAATGCAGTCCGTGCATGTGCCTGCCACTGTCATGATGCCTCCTTATTGTGCCTGACCTAATATCACTACACTGACACCCTTCAAAGCTGGATCGAATACTGAGGGAGGCTGGACCTCAATTATTTGCCCAGCAGACACAGTAACCGCAGCAGCTGAGAATGTTCCTACATGGGAGCCTATATTGAAAGTCAAGGTTCCTAACGAAGAGGATTGAGTACGATCTAATGATAGCTGTAGAATCTGTAAAGTAACCTGAGTTGTAGGGGTCACTACGCACGTAGCTAAAGATCCATTCAGATTTAAGGGCAATGCCACGTTATCCGTAGTCAGATATTCAACTATCGGCTGACCCGTAGTAAGGGCATATACATATCCTTCTATTCGCCTTATGACCGCACCTGGAACCAAGGCAGATATTGTGCCGTCAGGACCAACTGTTATGTTAGTTCCGGCCTTAACCCCACCTAGTTGAGATTCGGTAGCAGGTACAAGACCGGTCACTCCGTTGACATCTGCAGTTAGTCCGTTACCGATTTTGATTCCACCTAGTACAGTATCTGTGGCCGTGGGCAGTACATACGCGGAAGGAGTGTTACTGAGATCTAAATACGAACCACTTGTTGCCACAGCAGCGAATACAGGGCGATCGGTTAAATCTGCATAGCTTCCACTGGTAGCCACTGCTGCTAGTATCGGCCTATTAGATAGATCTTCGTAGCTACCACTGACTGCTACTACTGCAAACACAGGACGGTTCGTTAGATCTTCGTATTTACCGGATACAGCTACAGTAGACAGTTGAGGTTTATTGAGAATCTGTGCGAGACCTGATATGGCATTCCAGTCCGCATTGGCAGGGGCCTCGGGTATAGTGGGTCGGTTCAATAGATCAAACCAACTGCCAGTAGAGGCCACAGTAGCTAGTGCAGGTCTGTTCAGCAGATCATAGAAGTTTCCAGTCTGCGCCACTGTAGCTAAACCCGAAACATTAGTGGCCGACACCACGACTGCACCGGTCATTCCATTAACAGATGTCACTACTCCAGGCACGGGTTGTGTCACTGGAACATTGACGATGAATGTCAGTTCTACAGTTACGGGTACGTTGGAATTATTCGTTACTTGAAAGTAGTCAACCGTGTCATCTATTAAGGTCAGAGAATTGACCAGTTGATTTATGTAAGATTGATTGGTTCCACGTTGCGCCGTCAACTGTACGGGGCTCGCAGTGTCTACAGTGATCTGAGAGAACCCTACTGGTGCAGAAAACTGTGAACCAACATTACCTGCAGCACTCAACAAGAGCGACTGTGTTATCGACTGTCCTGCCGGATAAATCTTGCTTATGCTATTAGATATAGAAGGGACCCCCGTGGTTGACCCTATCTGAGCTCTAACTACTAAATTTGGAACTGACATTTGAACCTCCTTGTACTTATCATAAAATTCAGGTCCAGAAACAACAAAGGCAGCCACAGTGGCTGCCTTTTCGTTAACGTCCTCGGATTGATCTCATACGTTCTTCTTTAGCATGATCATCTCTGCATTCAGTTGAGCAGAATAGCATCGAAGATCCTACTTCCTCTTCACAGTAATAGCAGTAACCTGAAGGAATCAGCGATTTCTTGGCCCGTTCTCGAATACTTCTAATAGTCGCATTCGTTAAAATTTCAGTGGCAACTTGTGCTTGGTCTAGTTCGTCCATTTATAACCTCGTTCATTAGAGCTCGTGAAGATCTGGTCTAGGATCTCCACTGTAAAATTACTTGTTCTTCCTACGTAGGAACTTCAAATAATCTGCTCCGGCCTCTGCATCCCAGAACGGCTTAACCTTTTCCACTGGATTGGCTAGTGGATCTATGATCAGTGTTACAGATGGTGCAAATCTATGGGGAACGAAACGGTTGGCGTCTGCGTAGTCATCTACCATCTTGTATCCACTAACACGGAATAGATGGCTGATCCAAGGATCTTCGGAATGCGCGTGCATCGAATACGCGTCGGTGTGACGGTGACCTGCCAAGAGAATATGGTCTCTCAATCCAAAGGCAAGTTCGCGACGGAGTGCATGAGAGGGATTATAGATGGAGTTTCCAGGAAAATCATGGCGTGCGTGGATACGCATTGGATCTCCCTTCGGGAAGTTCAGTCTCAACCGTACGCCATGGGGGCGGGCTGCCACTAATTGACCTTGTAGAGCCCAGTCTAAAAGATTCTGACCTTCATTCCACAGATCGTGATTCCCACTGACAACAAATAGATTGGGGCGATTCTTCAAAGCCCAGTCTATCAGCATCTTTGCTTGATGCTTGGTAGTCATCTGATCCGCATACTTGGCAGCCAGTCGACCTACCCAGTTATTCGTAATGTCGCCTACGTGACCGATGAACATCCCTTCGTTCTTGCAAGCCACATTTAGATCACGCTCAAACAATTCAATATCACAAGCGTCATCATCTAAGTGTGGATCGCCTGCAATCAAAAGACCTATAGGACCTTCGATATTAACTTTAACGTTTATAAGGTTCGCAAAATCTGCAGAGGCCATACGGCGCTTTGCTATTTCTCTTTTTGCGGCCAAAAGTTCATCTATCGTCAAATCTCCCTGAGGGGGTTGATCAATTATCATTCCTCGGCCTTCTATGGACTGAGGGGGAAGTGATCTATCAAGCATACCTCTGGCCTCTGCTATTTTGCAGCGACTCACAAAGGTATTTCTACTGATACCCAGATATTCCCATCCCTTCTTACCGTAAGCGTAATAAGCTGCTGCGGTCTCTTTAACCAAACGATCGGCTAGCGGTGGCATTGGCATTTGTCAAACCCCTATAAATCAATGAAGCTACTGGTCAAATTAATATTTCGTATGACGTAATGATAGTTAGGATGTCTATCGGTTATGTCGCTTATGAAATTAACCCTAGCCGGGGCCCGCAAAGCAAGAACGAGGAGACCGAAGCCTCCTCGTCTTATCACTCACCATACATCTTTTGAATCTTGCTCTTGACGCCTTCCAACACTTTCTTCCTCTCAGGCGATAGATTCGAGCCCCCTCTGTTGATGTAGAAATTAAGGCTCTCCATCGCCCCTTTCAAATCGCTATGACTGCTCTTCAACCATTTGGCTATGGCTTCTCCAGATCCTTCTGCGAACAATCCCTCTGGTGGATGCTTCTTAGTCTTGACCTCACCTGACCATTTTTCCGCAGTCACCAACCTCTGCACTGCACGTCCTAGAATAGAACTGGCTGTAGCATAGGCACGATTGGAAACGGGATTCACCTCTTCGAAGTTGTTATCCAGTGAATCAAACGTAGCATCCGCTGTTGATTCCTCCGGTGCTATGTTAGTCTCGTCTAGATTATCCATTGAAGTAGAATTTGCTTTTTCTACAGAGGACATACGTTGATTCGGATCTTGAACTGAATTCAAGATTGAGGCCTTTAGCCTGCGCGCTGCATTGAGCTTGGGTAAATTGGTTTTCATTTGAGGATCCTGTTCCGTAAACTTTTCGCGGTTATCAGGTTCGACCTTCAGCAAGTTAACCGCTGGATCATCTTTGTTATGCCCTGGTGGCAGTGCGTAGATGGGCTGTTCTGCTATGGCTTTCGTCTCTTTTTTGTCTTGCACTCCGTAGGCGTTCTTGAGCGCTTCTTTGCTCTGATGAAGACGCTCCTTGTCGGCACCTTGTAGATTTCTGCCACTGCGGTTGATATAGCTGTTGAGGTGCGACTGGGCAGACTTATAATCAGGAGCATGATTCTTCAAAATCTGAGCAATCTCACCTGGACTCTTAGTGAATGTTCCTTCTGGAAGAACTTTACCCGGAGTCCTGGGCTTATTCTTGTATTTGTTCTCCATCTTCTTTTGCCACGTGAAGTCCTTATTAGGATTTGGTGGCGCAGTGTAGCCCTTATCCATTTGATCTGCTTCGATCAACTGTGCCTTTATGAGGTCAGCCAATATTATCATTATAGTTCCTTACTGATCTTGAAATGCGGAAGTAGGTGGAGCAAAGTTGGCGGTATATCTTGCTACTCCATATGAAATTCTTAGTTCGTCTATGAACCCCGTCATAGTAGTACCACTCGAGTTGCTCGTGGAACCTATGATCAAGGGTGCAGCCGAGGCTTTTAGTGATCCTGTAAAAGATGCAGAACCTGACGACACTCCACCTATGTAACATGTTACAGTGCCCCCGTTATTGACCACTGCAAGATGTGTCCAAGTGTTTAAGGACAACGAGGTGCTGGTTGTAAAATCCAAGGTATACGAGGTTCCATTAGTAGAGCCCTGAACATGTACGGTGTTACCACCGGAAGCGAAAGATATAGCTATAACCGCGTTGCTCCCGCCTGTTGTACCCTGTGCCAGGATGCCGCCACCCGTTGCCGTAGGATAAATCCACCCTTCTATAGTCCAGTTCGTAGATCTCAATGCTGGCACTTCATAATAGGGTACTTGAATATACGAACTAGAGGAACCATCAAAGGACATTGATCCGGTGCCAAACTTAACCGTAGTAGTTGAGATCTTAGCGTTACCCGCAGTCAATAACGTCTGCTGCATAGCGTTATCGAAGATAGCCGCATCCGTTCCGTGAAACAAGAATCCCGTGTTTGTTACAGCTGTCAGCGGAGCAGTAGGGGGCGCAAACGTAGTAGTGTGTAAGGCTGTACCATTCACTATACGTACGTCTGATATATACTGAATAGTGGTCGAAGCGTTGCCGTTCTGCGAACCCACGTTTTGAGTTGCTGTGCTACCATTTAGTGCGCCACTAACTGTAGAAGTGGCTGTGTCCAACACCCCATTAACAAAGAATCTCACAGTCGAACCACTACGAGTCACTGCTACATGATTCCAGGCACCTACATTAACTGCTACTGAAGATCCATTGAGCTGTGTAACTGTAGATCCTTGACCATACACCAAGAAAAGAGTATTAGATCCGTTACTTCGAACCCCAAATGAATAGCTGGAAGAGGAATTGTTACCACTTATCCACTGAGACACGAGGGTCATGCCCGTACCTATGTAATAGACCCATCCCTCTATGGTAAAATCTCCTGAGAGGGTGAGACTAGGTCCGCCAGTCAAGAAATCATTTGAACCTGACCCTTGAAATATTGCCCCACCATATGTACTAGTAACATAGGGGGTTGCAGAATCTCCGAATGGGTTCAGTTTCTGAGTGAACAGAGTTCCAGTTTGTGTCAAGGTCCAGGCGTTGCTAGAGTTGTCTATGAAACGGTTTGATTGACAGCTTAAGAAGTTGGTACCCGTTATAGCAGTCAGAGGAGTAGTAGAAGGAGTGAATGCACTAGTGTACACTTGTGACCCGTATACCACTCTCAGATTGCTTATGTTGCCACTCCAAGCAGCATTGCCGCCTGCGTTATTGTTACCGACTCCCACGGCAGCCGAACCACTAAAGATCGTAGTTACTCCATGATTGGAGGATCCCGCACTAGCCCCGTTAAACCAGTATTTGACTACTCCTGAACCAGAGGCCTGAGTGAATGCCAGGTGATTCCAAGTACCCACAGTCAGTCCCGAGATGTTGGCAGAATTTACGGAAACCGCACCCGTACCATTACTCGATACTTGATAACTCATCTGGAACCCGCCACTACCACTAGCGTCCAATATTACTGCGCATGCTAGTTCAAAATTAGAGGTTCCGGTACGACCTTTCTGCCATAAGGTGAATCCACCAGAAGTGCCTTGGGTAGTAGGCATGGCGTCAAAGCGTACCCAAGCTTCTATGCAGAGATCTTGACTACCGGGACTCGCCGAAGTAGATGCTCCATAAGTTTGATACGAAGTAGCAGTAGAGGACTGATATACTGACCAGTTAGAGCCATAGGGACTAAAAGAGCCTGAAGTCAGCGATCCATTGCGCGTCAACGTATAATTCGTACTACTGGCATCCGTAGCCGAAAACGAATTATTCTGACCTCCACTGGCCCCATCTCCGTGCAATAGCATTGACACGTACTTGAAATTCACATCTGCCGGAGTTGATAGCGACTTTGCAGACGCGAGTAACAACTTCGCTAGATTCATTTAGGCCACCCAGTAGTCACGTCATAAGCTTTAGCCGTTTCAGTATCGGTCAGGCTCCTTATAGCCACGTAGTGCGCGTTCTCGTTTGAAGAGATGCTGAGAAGCGCGGCTGATATTTTAGATGCTAACGCAGTTGCATCTGTACTTGAAAGGGATAACCAACCATCTACGCCCCTTAAAACTATGGGATTTGGGTTGTACGCGCCTTCACGTAACATTGTCACAGTATTCCAGTCTAGAGGCACTTCAAAATCATTGAAGGTCACTGTAGTGGTCAATGCTATCTGCTTCTGTTGCTGGACGAGGTTCAGAAGAGAATTTTTACACTGCTCTAGGTCCATGTCTTCTATGATCCAGTGCATTCTGTACAATCCATCTTCGTCCTTTACTATAGGACCGGGTAGCACGTGATAGAAAGGGGATGAAGAAGGTCGATCATCTACCGTAAACGTAGCGAACCCAAAGTCTTTAAGCAGCTCGTCTGTGATGTAGGGATCTGCGGGAAAGCTAGTTGAAGGAAATCGTTCCTGCAGAATGGATCGATCGGTTTCCAACATTGTGTTAAGATCAACAAGATGTGTCATGATGTTTCTCTGCGTTAGAAGGTAGGGCCTCAGCCCTACCTTCGTTAGGATACATTTTGAGCAATCACTACTACTGTATAGGTTGTCGTCGAACCTACGTAGTCTATAAGTACGGCTATGACATCTGTGCCACTTGCGGTATAAGTAGGAGCTGTTCCACTTGCATACTTAGGTGTTATAGAGCCTCCACTTGCCTGCCAACTTATAGCAGCAGAGCCTCCATTCGTTATTCTCAGTATGACGACTTCACCATAATTCGCGGCAGGTGGATTTGTCAGGTTGAACGTTATGGAACCAGTAACTGTCACTACAAACTCTGAAAATGCACTAGTATCAAGAGCCACTGTACCTGAGCCACTGGCTACTTGCTGAACCTTGAATGTAGCAGCGTCGCTCTGGATACGTCCACTTATCGTAGGTGCCGAATTTAGCACGCCCCCTACACCTGTTACGTCAGAGGCCTGCAAAGTCACTGCACCTGTACGAGTGTTGAACGAAGTCACTCCAGACGAAGCGTTGGTGGCAATAGTGATAATGCCCGCCGTACTGTTATTGGAGATGATCGAATATACTGTACTAGTTGCACTAATAACAACTGTTGCAGAACTTGAAACCCCGTTGGTCAGCGTAATAGTGAAACCAGCCATAGTACAGGTGTTGTAGATCGTCCAATCACCTGTAGTGGGGAACGTAACGGTCACGCTCGCAGTAAGTGTACCCGTAAACTGTATAATGGGTACTGAGTATTGCGCCGCTGTCAAAGTAACGTTAGATCCTGCAAGTGCTACAGAGGCCGTGGCCGAATCGGAGTTGTACACATAAGCAGTACTAGCAGCTTTCGTAGAATTATCACCTATTGACTGAGTGGTGACTGTTATGGAACCACCAGTGAAATCGTTAGCTGCCGTCCAAGTATTAGCTGCATTTACAATAGCCCCGTTAACACCCGTAACGTCTGCAGTAGTCAACGTCACCGCACCTGTACGGGTATTGAACGAACTAACACCTGAAGCACCCCCCGTAGAGGCTGGTACTAACTTAATACCCGTAGAATCCGCGAATACGTGTACGGTCTGGCCGGCCGCAACTGTTACCTGATTTGGATTGAAGCCTCCGTTTACCAATACAACACTGGCTGAAGCCCAAGGAGCATTCGAAACAATCCATTCACCTGACGTTGGGAATATAGCTTTAGGAGTGGTGCCCGTTGCTATGAACGTCAAGTAGAAGTTATTGTACTGCGTACTTGTCAGAGTAGTATTAGTATTTATCGCTATTGGATTAGGAATCAACGAAGCTTGCACGTATGCTGTAGTGGCAATCAACGTTGAATTATCTCCTGCTGCCTGGGTAGGTGCCGTTGGAGATCCTGTCAAAGCAGGACTGGCTAGCGGCGCTGCTCCTGTTATATTGCCTACTGCTAAAGGTACATTACCTGAAGTTGGTGGCACTCCAGCTACTGTTTGCACATTAGCCGAAATCACCCCGCTAGTTATAGTGACACCTGCGCCTTGAGATACTGAACCTGCAGTACTTCCATTAGCAGGCGTGACAGATAGATCGCCCGAAGAATCTACAGTCAACCCAGATCCATTAGGAACTATAACACCACCTAACGTTGATACCGTAGCAGGAGTCAACGTAAACGCTGATATGTTTCCGTTTACTATACCCAAAGAGCCTACAGAAATGGCCTGCGCACTCTGATTCTGAGGTACATTATAAGTAGCACCCGAACCATTGCTTAGCGTGACGTTGAATGCGCCACTTGTATTGTTGTAAAAGATCCATTGACCACTAGGGGGGAGCGTCACTGTAACTGAAGCAGAGAGAGTCCCCTGGAACTCTATTAACGTTGTCCCATACTGAGCAGGAGTCAACGTCACGTTAGATCCACCTAGACTTATAGCCGTAGTGCTCAGCCTAGCGTTCTCTACATATTGAGTAGACGCAGCCAAGTGAGTTACAGACGCGGCTGATCCATCTCCTGCAGTAGCCGTGGAAACTTTTAGAGTTCCACCTGTGAAGTCATTAACTGCAGTCCACGTATTGGCCGCGTTTACTATTGCTCCACCTACTCCTGTGATATCTGCAGTGGTTAACGTAACTGTACCTGATCTGCCATTAAACGAATTGACTACTGCAGTGCCCGTACCCAACAAGTTATGCACATAAGCTGTAGTGGCCAGGTTCGTAGAATTATCAGTAGATACCTGCGTTATAGCTGTCGACGTTGACGGCCATACACCTATAGAAGAATCTGAAAATACTTGTATCGAACCCGTCTGCTGCAGTACATAAGTAGCACCTGCACCGTTGCTTAACGTTACAGTAAATGCCCCACTAGTGTTATTGTAGAAAGTCCAGTTTCCAGGGGCGGGAACTGTAATAATCACATTGGCTGTCAGAGTGCCGTTTAGGATTATAACCCGGTACAGTTGTTTATTGCCCGTCGTCAAACTTACGTTGGACCCAGCCAGCGTTATGGACGTCTCACTAAGTAGGGTCGACTGTACAAAAGCCGTGGTAGCCAAGTTCGTCGAGTTATCCGCAACAGTAGGAGTAGGTGCCGTAGGCGTACCTGTAAACGCAGGACTAGCCAAAGGTGCTGCGCCACTTACATCAGAAACTGACAGAGTCACTGCGCCCGTACGTCCTGCTACTGAAGTTACGTTTGTAGACAGTGTACCATCTGATAGTATCGATAGACCTGAACCTACTTTGATACCACCCAGCGTCGTTGTCGTTGCCGGTTGTAGTGAAACAGCAGTGACGGTCGCTTGAACGAACGCCGTAGTAGCAATAAGTGTAGAGTTATCCCCCGTTGTTGCAGTGGGTGCTCGAGGGCTACCCGTAAACGTCGGACTTGCCAACAGGGCGCCCCCGACACCTGTTACGTCAGAGGCTTGTAACGTTACTGCCCCCACTCTAGTGTTGAATGAGATAACTGCAGCACTGGTCAATGCTGTTTGCACGAATGCTGTAGTAGCAATGTTGGTAGAGTTATCCGCAACAGTAGGAGTAGGTGCCGTAGGTGTACCCGTAAACGCCGGGCTGGCTAGCAAGGCCCCACCTGCACCTGTTATATCCGCACTACTTAGAGTTACTACGCCTGCACGCCCATTAAACGAAGTGACTCCACCCAGTGTCGATAGTGCATTCTGTACGAATGCTGTGGTGGCCAACTGCGTAGTATTTGTACCTGCGGTGGCAGTGGGCGCTGCCGGAACTCCTGTAAACGTTGGACTAGCTATAGGAGCCAATCCTGACAGATTATTCTGAACGTAAGCAGTAGTCGCAATCTTTGTCGAATTATCTGCAGTAGAAGGAGTAGGAGCAGTAGGCGTTCCAGTGAAAGCAGGACTAGCCAGGAGGGCTCCACCCACCCCCGTGACGTCACCTGAGGTCAACGTCACTGCACCTGTGCGAGTGTTGAACGAAGTGACGCCGGTGGTTATGCTGGCTATGGCATTGTGAACAAATGCGGTAGACGCTGCCAGATTTGAACTATCTGCCGTTAGTTGAGTAGTAACATCTATCGTGCCACCCGTAAAATCATTAATGCCCGTATAGATGTTGTGCTGATTAAGGATCGGGGCTCCTACACCTGAGACGTCAGCGGCAGTTAGTGACACGTCTCCGGTTCTACCATTCCAGGAGAAAACTAGTTTAGAGCCATCTGCCGTTAGTGTACCATCCCCTGCTACAGTTAATCCGTATCCAGGTTTGACCGCCCCCACTTGACCACTTACTCCACCGGTAGCTAGGGGAAGATCTGCTGAAACTAACGAGCGAAAGGTCGGTACATTAGCAGATCCACTAGAGGGCCCTGCGAATACCACGTTAGCGTTCTGTCCTAAGAAACTCGCAGTCAATGTTCCAGTAGTAGTTACAGGAGAACCACTGACGGAGAAAATCGAAGGCATAGCCAGAGCAACTTGAGTAACCGTACCCCCTGCAGCACCCGGCGCCGATATGACTATAGATGAACCACTGTTATCGATGGAAATTCCACCACCTGCAGTGATTGATACCGAACCCTGCTTGGAATTGACGGCAGTTACCAATTTAGTCGTGTCAATGGAAATGTTACCATTGACATCTACTAATAGACCACCAGATGTCGGAACTATAATACTGCCTATAGTAGTAGACGTGGCCTTGGCTGCGGATATTGTTCCGTCTCCTGCTACGCTAAGTCCAGTGCCTACTTTAACTCCACCCAAAGACGAACTTGTAGCTTTCGGCAAGTTATAATCTAAAGTTCCGTTCAACTGTACTGAAAGTGTTGAACCTACTATTATGCCACCCAGTGTCGATGTAGTTGCAGCAGGCAGCGTATAAGGAGTAGCATTGGCGGACAGAGTGCCATCTGATTGAACGGTTAAGTTAGCTCCTACTATGATACCGCCTAGCGTAGTGATTGTAGCGGGTTGTAGTGGTTGCCCTGTAGCTGACAAAGTCCCGTCACCTGTTATAGTAAGATTTGATCCTACTTTTATACCGCCTAGAGTAGCAGAACTAGCTATAGGCAAGGAATACGGTGCTGGAGTGCCTATCAAGTCGCTATAGTTGCCAGTATACGCAACTGTAGCAAATCCAGTGATATTAGATGCCGTCAACACTACTGCACCTGTCAGCCCATTAACAGAGGTGACACCTGCACTAGTAGTTGCTATCGTGAGTGTTTGACTAGACGCATCTTGGGTTATAGTAATATTGCTACCAGCCTGTATAGACTTAACTAGTGCAATAGACGACGCGCCGCTACCGTCGTAGTTGACAAGAGACGTACCAGTACCCGTTGACTGAACTGCTGTAAGAGTTCCACCACCTGCGGTATTGTTTGTAGCGTTAATCGTTACAGAAGATCCATCTGTGGAAAACTGTACGTTCAACCCTGCTACTAATTCTTTGACCTGTGCAATCTGGGTCACTGAACCATCGTTGGCAACCAGAGTAGTACCGCCTACTGCGGTTGACTGTACTGCGCGCACGTAGTTGGGAACTGCAATGTTTACATTTGTTCCGTTATCGGTCAGTAGAACCCCATTGCCCGCAACTAAATTTTTGACCTTTATATTGCCAGTAGTAGACCCGCTATCGTTTAATAGCGAAAGAGACGTTGAGGATATCGTTTCTGCAGGCGTGGCCAAGATCACTACGTTGCCACTTCCATCTACGGACTGTCCATCTATCGTCTTGACGAATCCCAGGGCGTCGGGATTCTCTGCTGTCCACTGATTTGTAGTGTTCTGATATCTCAAGAGATACCCATCTATAGCGGAACCAGGAGAGACATTCACGTCTGGTAGTGTACGTAGGTACACGTTTACGTTATGATTGGAGTCTACTCCAACTCCATTAACGGTCTTGACGAAAGATGCTATCTCAGGAGGTAGTCCCGGAATATCCGCGATCTCTATAGTTACAGCACCTGTACTGTCGGGGAACTTGTTGTTCACCTCATAGACTGCATCTGCACTATTATTGGCAGCTATGACTCCAAACACATCTTGAATCGTTGCAGAAACGACAGTACCACCTATCTGTGAACCGTTGCGGTACAGGGCGGTGGTAGTATGAGACTTGGTGTAATCTGTAGTGGCTGTGGAGTTGTAGATGACAGTAATCTGAGCGCCATCAATTACAGCCTGAGTTACAGCATGATATGGTATGCAGAACTTCCAGGCACCATCATAGCCAACGTAAAGTCCCGGTTCCAACTTGCCAATGCTTTCCGAAAGAACTAGAGCTTCGTTAGCAGGATTAGCACTGAGATGTATGGACCAAGGGGCAGTATACGGTTCTGAAAGAGTTCCATTAATTAAGGTGATATCATAGTAGAAAATCGGGTCCGCCATGACTAGTCCTAAAAGTGATTATTGATTAGACCAGGTCAGTACTGCATTCACCTTGTTTAGCATTACAAGGCGTTGAGGCACTGTATCTGTTGAGCCGTTGATTATTTTTGTAACTTGGGTGAATGCATCTGAGTCAGCCAAGCTGTTCATCTGGTGTTTATTCCAGAAAAATCCTGCAGAGGTGAATGCGTCTAGAGGCTGCATTATCAAATCGGGATTAGCCACTATGTGCCCATCTCCGTATATTTCGTCATCGTACTCTTGGTAGTTAGCTCGACCTGTCAGGTGAAAGGCACCCCTCCCTCTGAACTTCCAGCCATCTCCACTCGCAGCGTCTCCGTTGCCGTTGCGACCTGCGTACACAAGGTTGGCTAACTTCTGTGCGTTGTTTATATAGTCTGGAGCGTATGCGTATTGAGTTCGCGTCTTGTCTAAGGTAAAGCGGTCCGGCCATACAGTAACCAATCGTTCAGGAGTAGTGTAGACCAGATTTTCTGACCACTGTGTGTATGAGGTGGTTTCAAACAGAGACTGGGCGACGAAGTACCTCAATCTCCTGGGATCCTGATCTATATGGAACTTGGCAGCAACTTGATTTATGGCCTGAGCTAAGTCAATACCATTTCTCAGATGAGGGTTCAACAGTTGAAGCTGTGCAGACGAAACTAGATAAGGAGCAGACATTTTTGACCTCCATACCGATTACTGAATTACTAGAGAAGCTACGTCAAATTCAACTGTACCGTTCTTAAAGGGGTTGAACCAGTAGATAAGATTCGTGTGAACTTTGTACTGCCCAGGGTTAAGAACTGGAAGCTTCAACTTGTACTTCGATAGTCTGAACTCTTGTGGATTTTCTACTAAGTGATCTGGGAATACGTAAACGACTGAACCCGAGTTATCTGTTATGAAGACCCTGTAAAGGGCCTTCTTTGTTTCTGTTCGCACTGTCAGTGGTATGTCCAGTACAATCGTACTTTCTGCACGAGCCTCTATAACCTCGTTGTAAACAAAATGTTGATCTGGGGCCTTTTCTAGAACCATCACTACAGAGCCTCCAATCAATGCGGGTATTGCAAGGCAGGACAATAGTGTGAGCACTTGGTCTGCCTTCTTAACCGCTGTCTTGAATGAGTTCAAGTTGATAGTATCGGATAACACTTTTATTCTCCTTCACTAGCAGCCTGACGGTCTGAGTCAAGTTTCTGCTCCAATGGTGATACTGGTTGAAGACCCATGCGTATTCGGTACAGGTTCTCTACTTCACGTAACAACCTAGTGCCCATTAATCCAGATGTAGCGATTAATATTGCGCTAAGGGGTCCGGTAATGTTCATCCACTCACACATCCAGAACGTAAGCAATCCGCAGAACGCAGCGGTAAGAAGATCTCGAACTAGTACCCAGAATCTGAACTTATCAGTATGGTTCACATACTTGACTAAGCCCCCGAGAGTTGCTATGCCAATTGCGGTGGCATACGTCAAGAGTGAATCTGAAAAAGGATTTTTATCGTTCCACATAGGTGCTCCACAGTCCTTAGAACCTCAGTACATCTAATATTTGTCCGTACCTATGCACGGCCCCGTATGCTATAAAATTGTACGAATTTGATTCCAGGTGCATAGTAAATAATAGATATTCGAAGGACAGACCATGACTACTTTAGTAGGATACAGAGTGACTGCTGCTGCTATTTTAGAGTCTCCTCATCCGAAAGACCTACAGTGTTTTGTAGAGACCAAAATCCAGCAGGCTCCAGATTTTATGGACCGTGAACCAATGATGCGCCAACTAGAGAAAGACGTGAAGGGCAAGTTCGGATCGCAGTTCTCGGTGTTCTTGATAGACCCTGTAACCGAACTTCCTTCTGACGAATGGGATGACGCAGCTTTGATAGTTGTAGACGCATACACCGCATGTTTAGGAGTACACTAATGAGAAACTTCTGGGCAACTCTACCTCATATACTCGTAAGAGAAACTTATGAAACTTATGATCCTTATGCGGAAAAGCGTAAATATGTCAAAGCTGGGACCCGAGCTGAGAATAATCCAAATGTAGCTGCAGCTGCGGAGAACCGCGCTAAGGACTACGTCGTAACAGATCCAGAAGGGAAGGAGCACTTGGTTCACAATCTTGCGCGGTTCTGCAGAGAACACGACTTAGACCCAAGATCAATGCACCGGGTTGCACGTGGTGGACTCGGCAGCCATAAAAAATGGAAAGTCCGAAAACTGGAAACGTTTAAATGAAGAGAATATTTGCAGTAGACGCTCCTTGGTACCTTTGGAGGGCAGTACACACAAATAAATCGAGTCGCCCCCTAGAGCAGGTTATACCGTATCAATTGTTGAGCATGATCTGCAACGATGCACTAGCCGTCAAAGCCGACTATGTACTAGCTGCGTTTGACGGACCCCAAGTGTTTCGCCATAAGTTGTACCCACAGTACAAAGCAAATCGTACTGGAAGGGAAAACGACGGCCGTACTGATGCAGAGAATGCAGAACCAGGTGAGACCTTGAAAGATCAAGTATACGCGTGCTTGCCCGCCATCTATTCTCTTTTTGATAAAGTGGGGCTCGTGTACTATACTCCTAAGAAGTATGAAGCTGACGACGTACTTTGCTCGGTGGCCAGGGCGTACGGAAAGGAGTACAAAGTCATCTGCGGCACCCAAGACAAAGACGCCTACCAGTACTTGTCGGAAACTGTGTGGCTGTACGATTCAGCGTCTAAGGGCAAAGACGGAAAGCGTAAGCCTCGTTACGTACGACCTAAAGATGCAGAACGAATCAAAGGAGTGAAGATCAAACAGATGGTCGCCTACCAAACGATGATAGGCGACGCAGGAGACAACATCAAACCCGTCAAGGGCATGACTCCTGGAAGAGTCAAGAAAATCCTCAATGAGCATGGATCAATTACTCAGTGGGGACGGGCGGATCCTGATGCGAAGGTGTTTTTGGCCGCACATGCAGAACATATTCGATTGAATCGCCAACTGGTAACACTTGTCGAAAACGCATTACCACCTGGGAGACCTGAGGAATGGAAACTTCGAAAAAAGAAGCCGGAAGATCAGTACCTAAGTCGTGGATATCATGCACTACACGACTTCTTCTTTCCAAAGACACGGGGTCTGTTTTAATCAAGGCCGGCGCGTTTATGTTGGGTCTTAGCGCCGGTGGCCTACTGTGGTTGTTGATAATCAACTGACCTTGGTGGGCAAATCAACATTAGCCGCGCAATGTCCTTTACCGAAGAAGAAATCAATAATGGGCGCCACGCGAACAGCCCAGCTTTGATTTTCTACCACTGCGTCCCCTACCCTAGAACTTATGGTCTGGGTAGGCGGCCCACCCGATGCGGAATTACCGCACTCGTCTACTGCTATTGCCATATTACGAGCTCTTTGTGTTGATCCGAATAACACATGAATTAACATTACAAGGCTCAAAGCTGGCATAGCCGCCGTACACAAAATCCATAGAGCTAAAAGTTTCAGTCTGCTCATAAATGCCTCCTCATGGTAAAGGAACGATTTGAGGCGGAGTACCGAATACTCCTGTTGAATAAGTTGAACCAATACCCGCGTAGGTGGCATCAGGTAATTGTACGGTAGTACCTCCACTAGGAGGGGCCCATGAAGTTGTCCCATCCCATACTATGATATTGACTACCACCCCACTTTCAATTATCGTGTAGTTCATTTAAGCGTACTCATAAACAATTACAAGACCTGCAGTTCCGTTACCGCCTGCAGCTGCGGGTTGAGATGCTTCATTATGTGCGCCACCTCCACCTGCTCCGTATCCTGCGGCCCCGTTCCCAGCGCCTGAGGCAACTTTTGATTGAGCAGTTGTTCCGTATATTCCGCAAGATCCCTGGCTACTGAAAGAGGCAGTGCCCGCAGTTATTACTAGTGCAGGTGGCGCAGAGGAACCTTGGACACTGATTATAGTAGTTGCGCCCGTAATGGTCGCTGCACCTGCTGCACCTCCGCCATTGTTGATAGATGAAGATGAGATGGCCCCACCCCCAGGTCCTCCTGACCCTCCAGGACACGAAACAAAAGTTCCGAAGGAAGTAGTACCACCATTTGTACCACTATTTTGTCCTGCTGTGCCTCCAGTACCAGCAGCTCCAATAGTTACTGTTGAACCGTTGAATCCCGAAGTAATTCTAACTTTTGCATAGGTACCATTACCGCCGCCACAGGCTGCTGCAGACTGACCTGCACTGGTAGCTGCAACACCTCCACCTCCAGCCCCACCTCCAAGTGCTTCTACTATTACGCTATTGGTTCCAGGAGTTTTTGTATAAGTTCCACTAGAGGTGAAGACCTGAACATTCAGCAGTGTGCCTGTTGGATTACCGTATATTGGATCTGAAGTTAAGCCCTGCGAAATCAAAGCCAATCCCGAAGTAGCATTAGGGGATACTATCGTAAACGGAGATGTACCGTGTGCAAGTAACACTCCGTGATCCGCCACTGATGCAACCCCAGTACCACCTGAGGCGACTCCAATGGCAGTGGAGGCAGTAACTGTAGTGAATGCCGCTGAATTTGGAGTGCCCGTACCTATAGCAGGAGGTGAAGCAAATTCAGATTCTACAAATGCCGTGGTAGCCAATTGCGTCGTGT